CTGAAACAATCTACATGAAACTTAAACATTATTACTTCGTAATAATGTGTTTTCTCAAATATAAATTATATCATACAAACGAAGTGCATAGTTTGAGCGATAGCGAAAACTTGGATCAACGAAGTTGAGACATAAATACATTTAACACAGTAGGACTTCTTAAATGAATGTATTTGATATAATATCTGAAGCAGAACCAAAAGTACAAATATCTTATGGAAAAGGCAAATATGCAGGGTTTAAATGGGAACGTTTAGGCAATGGCGATTTTCGTGTTACAACTCCTGATGGTAATACCGATATTGTTGATAAAAACAAAGGTAAGCAGCTTCGTGGCTTGGCTGACAATTGGATCAAGGAATGGGAGCAACGCAAAATAGATGCTCAAAATAGAAAAAGCGAAGCACAAAAAAAGTTAGCCCGCAAAAGAGCAAAAGCATATGCACAAAACTTTTTAAAATGGGGCGGCAGAAGTTTTGTAGTTATTCGTGCATTTTTTATGGCTGCAGGTATTAAGAAAAGCTGGGATGAACATGTTGCCTGGCAAGAACAACACTATTATAACTTTTCTATAGGTGCATATGGCAAAACTATAGAAGAAAATTATAAAAATTTTAGACGAACACAACAAGTAGCAGTAGGCGCATTGCTAACTGATGCCTGTGCAGAAATTTCTAAGGCTGCTAGAGACGGTTACTTAGTAATGAAAACTATTAAAAATGTTAGAAACATGATATCTGCTGGTACAGTTGCATTTACAGGATTTATAGGTCCAGCAGTAATATGGGTAATTACTGAAGCAGCATTTTGGTTATTTGAAAGATGGATAGGTAATGTTAAAAACATTAGAGCATTAATGGGTGGACTATATGAAGATGGAATTTCCAATGTTAGAGAACAAGGAATAGCAGGAGGCTATTTTAAAGAAGCATTCCTAGGTGCAATGGGTGCTGTTCCTCAAGGATTTGTTGACATGGCAGGAGCAGACGTTAGTGCAAAAGAACTTATGAATTTAGATCCTGCAGCAGATGCTGCTGTCGATAAAGCTAAAAGTAGTGGAAATTTGCCCGACACATCTAAAAGTAAAATAAACAAAAAACGAAGAGCACCAAGTCAACAATCTCAACAACCCGCAGCAGATTTAGACAGTTTAGTTACTTTCTAAACCATAGGTAACTGTGTTTTTTTAGTTGCTTCGATATTTTCTTCTACAATTTTATCCATAATTTCTAAATCGCTAATATCTGTGTTATAAAACAATTCGCTAGAATCGACGCCGCCGCGCATATACCAAGTCATTTTGTAGCAATTATGTTTAAGTTGTTTGATTTGAAGTTCTAGATCTTCTTCAAGCTCTTTAATTTCAGAATCCGGGGTAAGAGTTAGCGTAGTTCGAAAAAATTTGAGTAGTCCAATTCAGTTTCAACTTCACTTTGTTTTTCACATGAAGCACAAGTTAGTGTGCTTTTAGGAATATCCCAAGTTTGGCGATTTTTTACAACTGTGTCAGTAATTGAATTAAAATAATCTGCTTCAGAATTTTCTAAAAAGTTTCTAATTTCTTTTGGATCTGTTTCTACTTCTCCGTCAGGAGTAGTAATTTTAATCACACAATCAATGATAGCATTCATTCTAGTTTCATTGATAGCGTCATAGATTTTATCTAATTCTTCTTTTTGTTTTTCTTCATCAGTGATATTAGGAACGTGTTGTATAATTTGTCGTTGAAATACAAATGTTTGCTTATTAACCTTAGTAAACTCTCTATAAGTTAGTGGACGGATTTCGAAAACAAAGCCTTGGTAATTGACTTCATTTATAAAGTTTTGTCTAGTAAAATAATCAAGGATGTTTTGCAAACTTAGAGCATATTCGTTTACTTCTTCGCAATGTTTACATGTTGCACTTAGTTGTAGATCTTTTCCATAACTAGCTAATCTAATAGCACTCAAACAAAAGTCTACGTCAATAATTGGCATGTTCCACGGATTTTTTATAGATGGAATGCATCTGTTGATAACTTTTACTGTAGCATTGCCTGTGAACAATGCATCTGGTGTTTTTACAGCCATTTCATCTGCCGGAGTCATACTAAAGACTTCTAGTTCTTGTGTTTTATCTAAATCCATAGGATTATAAAATTCGCCTTTACTAGGCAAGTCTACGTATAATTTTGGTTCACGCTTGTATTTGCGTAAAGGACTAGTATGTTCTTCCATTGTCGTTCCTGAGGTAAATATAGTATAACATTTATAAATTATTTATAATCGTAAAATAACCGGAGATTTGATTGTGGCAGAAGAACTCGATCCAAAAAAAGCAAACGCAGCCTTAGACGCTACAGCAGGTGCAACTAAAAAGTTAACCAAAGGCGTTAAAGATCTGGCAGGAGCGTTTGGAGACACAGCTTTAAAATATGCCACCGGTTTACCTACATTAGAAGACACAACTAAAGCTACAGGAAAGTTTAGTAAAGCTGTAGGATATCTTGAAGGACAGCTAGGTGTGTTCAATGAGATGTCTCAGTACGGTGTGACGTTTGGCGGCGAGCTTGACAAAATGACTGTCAAAGCAACTGCTGCTAGGATGACACAAGAACAGTTAACCAAAACAATTAAAAATGCTAATGGTGACTTTACATTATTTGGTGCAACTGCAAACGCAGGTTTACAAACATTTTTAACCAATCAAGCTGAATTTTACGATACAATGCCTTTAGCAGCAGATAATCTACGTAGATTAGGAATGAGCACAGAAGAAATAAATGAATCTATGCTTGCCTATGATAAGATTTCTAGGATGAACAATCGTAGAGACATGCGTTCAACTGCTGAAAGAAATAGATCCGCTGCTGCATTTGCAGAAGAAATGGACTTAATGGCAAAACTTCAAGGCAAAAGTCGTAAAGAACTACAAGCCGAAATGGAAGCTAGAGCACGTGAAGGAAGAATTATTGCTTTAAAATCTGGTCTTGAAAAAGACATGGCTGATGCACTTGATCAAAACTTGCAAAAAGCTGCGGCGTTCGGTCCAGGTGTTGAAGGCGTAATGAAAGACATGATGGCTATGGGTGTACCTAGCAAAGATAATGCAAAACTATTTGCATTATTAGGTGCTGAAGCTCAAAACTCAATGAGAGCAATGAAGAAAGCGCAAGACGCAGGAGATGTTGCTGAATACAATCGTCAAATGGGAATATTCCAAGCTGCTATGGAAAAACGCGGCAAAGACGAAAACGTAAGACGTATGGCATTACTAGGAGGATTAAACGAATATTCTCAAATTGCTGGCGAAATTATTACTAATACACAAACAGGAATGGGGGCAGCACTAGCAGATGCTAGAGCAACACTAGAAGCCGAAGTAGCAGCAGGCAAACGTAGAGCATTTACTGAAGAAGAAGTTACAGAACTTGCACGTAAGCGAGCCAAAGCAGAACAAGATGCGCAAAAAAGAGACGGCGGAGAAGGAACCACTAAAGCAGTCACAGATGCATTGATTGCAGCACAAATGAAATCATTTGAAGTTGCTGAAAAAGTTCAAGTTGAAGCAACAACTAAACTGTATAAAGAACTTTCAGGTGCAGCATCTGGTTTTACTAAGTCGTTAACAGAAGCCAATCCAGAAGCTTTAGTTGAAAAAGTATTAAACTTATTTTCAGATATATCTAAAGAAATTACAGGGTCTGCCGGAATTTCTAGTACACCAGAAGAAATTGATACTGCTACAATGAATCTAGCAGGTGCAGGAGACGTAGATACTCTTGCAAAAGTAAAAGAACTTGAGAATCAATTACAAACAGCAAAACCTGAAGAGAGACAAGGCATTATTGACCAAATAAAGCAATTAACTACAAAAGCTAATAGTATGGTAGTTGAAGGCAATGTTAACATACACCCGGACGGAGAAACTATTATTCATGGGAATCAGCAACCGCAAGATACAGGATTACCGACTACTGGTTTGAATACAGGTACAGTTGGAGTGTTCGGTAAATTGTTTGCAGACTTTGGCAAAGGTACAAAGGCTATGCTGCATAACGAAGAAATGGTTGCTACTAAACCACAATTAGCAGCTGGGTTAACTGAATTTGCAAAAGAATTAAGAAGTACCTTTGGTGGATCTAGTAAAGATCAGGTAGCAGCACAACAGAAAACTGCAAATGAATTGCAAAAAACACTCGGTGCAGGACTGAAAATGAAACCAGACAATTCTATAATGGAGAAAGAAATTTCATCATTTGGTAGTTCTATGATAGAACAGTCAAAGAATCAAAAATCAGCACTAGAATCTAATGCTGGTAAGTTTGCTAAAATATCAGAAGACATGATGAAGCAAATGGATGTTGGAAAAATGGGTGCTTCATTAGATGGAGTAGCTAAAGAAATCGGTCCAGGACTCGCAAGTATGGGGTCTCAGTTGCAAGGACAGGTAAGTAGTATACGTCCACAAATGCAAAATATGGCAAGTAGTATGGCACCGCAGTTACAAGAGATGGCAAAAACAATGCAATCAAATATGCCTGATTTACAAAATCAAATGATGGGATTTGCAGATGCCCTTAAAGGGCCTATGGAAAATATGGCCAAAAACATGGAAGAACAGTTGACAGTAAGCAAAAAAGGTGTTAATATAAACGATAAACAACTTCGATCATCGAAAGCAATGATTGGCAATGTGTTCGGAGGAATAGGAGTTAGGTAAATGAGTTGGAAAAAATATTTTACGCCAGTACCGACAGCAAATAATATTAGTGGAGGTTACAGCCCAATTAATGGAAGTAACAGTGGTTCATTAGGCCCTGCTAAGTCTAATTATAATTCATACCTACCTGATGTTTACGTTGGATCGCCAAATCGTGTTGAACGATATGGACATTATAATGTGATGGATCTTGATTCAGAAGTAAATGCTGCTCTCGATATCCTTGCTGAATTTTGTACACAAGACAACGAAGAAAATGCTACAAATTTTAAATTTAACTTTAACAAAAAAGCAACTAATAGCGAAGTAAAAATCCTCGGCCAATATTTAAGACAATGGTGCAAATTAAATAATTTCGAAACAAGAATGTTCCGTATTTTTAGAAATACTTTTAAGTACGGCGATGCTATATTTTTAAGAGATCCGGAAACAAAAAAATGGTTTCATGTTGATCCTGCTAAAGTAACAAGAATTATTGTTAATGAAAGCGAAGGCAGGAAACCAGAGCAATATATCATTAAAGACATTGCTTTTAACTTTAAAGACTTAGTTGCAACTACTCCTCATCAAACAAACGGAAACATAACAGGAGGCGGCTCAGGATATCTACAAGGTGGCGTCCGCGGAATGGTAGGTGTTCCTAATAATTCTGCACAAGGTGGAAGGTTCCAATTACAAGAAGGTGAAGTTGCAATCGATGCGCAACACGTAGTTCATCTTAGTTTATCAGAAGGACTAGATAATAACTATCCTTTTGGTAATTCATTATTAGAAAGCGTATTTAAAGTTTACAAGCAAAAAGAATTGCTTGAGGATGCAATTATTATCTACCGTGTGCAAAGAGCACCGGAACGTAGAGTGTTCTACGTTGATGTGGGTAACATGCCTTCACACCTTGCTATGCAGTTTGTTGAGCGTGTTAAAACGGAAATACACCAAAGACGTATCCCATCGGCGACAGGAGGCGGCCAGAATGTCATAGACTCAGCATACAATCCACTGTCAATCAACGAAGACTACTTCTTCCCACAAACTGCTGAAGGACGTGGATCAAAAGTCGAAACACTACCAGGAGGAACAAACCTTGGCGAAATTGATGATCTTAGATATTTTACTAATAAGCTCGTACGCGGCTTACGAATTCCTTCCTCTTATCTACCAACAGGGGCTGATGACGGTGCTAGCCAATACAATGACGGACGAGTCGGCACTGCTTACATACAAGAATTAAGATTTAATAATTATTGTGAACGGTTACAAGGACTTATTGTTGAAGAATTTAACCAAGAATTTAAACGTTATCTATTAGAAAAAGGAATTAATATTGATACAGCAATGTTTGATATTGATTTTGAAGCCCCGCAAAACTTTGCTGCATATAGACAAAGTGAATTAGATAATGCTAGAATACCAACATTTGGACAAATTCAAGCAGTACCATTTATGTCAAATAGGTTTGTTTTAAAACGTTTCTTAGGGTTAAGCGCAGAAGAAATAGCAGAAAACGAACGTCTTTGGCGTGAAGAAAATGATGAAAACTTACAACCCATGGGTGCAGATGCAGCAGGTGAAATGAGGACTGCTGGCATAAGCTCTGCAGGCATAAGTGCAGATCTAGACGGCGCAGAAGATATAGCTGATGTTGAAGGCGGCGCAGAAACAGGTCCAGAAGGAGCACCACCCGATACTGCTACAGATCAAAATGTAGGCGGAGCAGCAGCAGCGCCAGGCGGCGAACAGGTAATCTAAGGTATAAATACTAACATGATACTACGTGAACTTTTTTACTACGATAAAGAAACAATGGAACCGGTCGAAGACGACCGCTATGATCCTAACTACGATCAGTCAATTGTAGATGACAATGATACACGTAAAACTAGACTGACGCTACGTCAGATCAACCGTGCAAGGAAAGCAAGTGAGCTACATAATAATGAGCAAGCAGAAGAATTAAATTTTGTTCGCCAGATGTATGGAATAGCAGCACAAGCAGCCGCTGCCGGTGTTTAATGGCAAAGTTAGATAAAAGTTTATACTCAAAATCTCAGTGGAAAAAAATTAGAGATGAACGGCGAGCAGCAAAGCAAGCTGGGCGGCAAAAATCTGCAAAAACTAACGAAGCATACGACCCCGTAAAGCAACTTACTACAAAACGTCCTAAAATACATCCTGCCTTAAAAATGGCCTTTGTATTAGGTAACGGAACAAGTAGAAATACTATTGACCTAGAAGATTTACAACATGTAGGCAAGATTTACGCTTGCAATGCTGTATATAGAACTTTTAGACCCGATTATCTTATAGCAGTTGATGTCAAAATGATTTTAGAAATTGCAAAGTCTGGCTATCAGCATCACAACGAAGTATGGACAAATTACAACAAAGCATACCAACGTTTTCAAAATTTAAACTATTTTCATCCTAGTAAAGGGTGGAGTTCAGGTCCTACAGCTTTATGGTTGGCAGCAGAACATGCATATGAAAAAATCTTTATACTAGGCTTTGATTACAAAGGCTTAGACGGCGGCAAAAAATTGAATAATATTTTCGCCGATAGTCCTAATTATAAAAAAAGTGCTGATGGAGCAACTTTTTTCGGTAATTGGTTAAGACAAACAGTAAGTGTAGTAAAGGAACATCCTAATATTCAATTTTATAGAGTTATAGCACCTGATAACTATATACCTGACGAGCTAAATAAATTTGATAATTTAACACATATTACTATTGAAGATTTTCAAAAAATGTTCAATTTTTCTTAATTTTTTATAAAATGGTTCGTTTTGAGCCTATTTCTACGTATATTTTCTTCTCTATGTTAAATAATAGTGACAGCCTTACCATAGGTAAAACATTTATAGGAGAAAAAAATGGCAGATCGCAACAAGTTTGAAGAAATGCTTGAGCGTCTTATCAACGAAGATAAAGAAGGCGCAGAAGAGCTTTTCCACGAGATTGTAGTAGAAAAATCACGTGAAATTTACGAAAACATCTTAGAAAATGATTTAGAAGAAGATGACGAAGATTTAGACGAAACAACTGATGAAGAAGTTGATGAGTCAGATGAAGAAGACCTTGACGAAGCAACTGACGAAGAAGTTGATGAGTCAGACGACGAAGAAGTTGAAGAAGACTTTGATTTAGAAGAATTTGAAGTTGAAGCTGATGACGAAATGGGCGATGACCCAACAGATGCTATGGCAATGGACATGGAACCAGCTGACGACGAAATGGATATGGGTGACGAAGAAGGTGAAGGCGAGATTGAAGATCGTGTTGAAGACCTAGAAGATGCCCTAGACGAACTAAAAGCAGAATTCGAAGCAATGATGGGTGACGAAGAAGGCGACGAAGAAGGCGACATGGACATGGACGATGAAGAAGGCGACATGGACATGGGCGACGAAGAAGCCGAAGACGAGTCAATTGCTTATGAAGGTTCAGATGAGGAAGTCGAAGAAAGAGACGAACTAGACGTGATGCGTGAGTACGTTGAAAAAGTCGGCGCTCCAAGCAACACCGAAAACGGTGTGAATGCAGCATCTCCAGTAGCCGGTGCAAACGACATGGGCGGCACCGCAAGCAACCTAGTACAAGGTGGCGAAGCTACAGGTGGTACTGCAAATAGCCCAAAAGAAGACAATGCAGGTAACGTAAATGTACCAGGTGGCAAAGCAAGTAAGTCTCTAAAAGGACAGAAAGCTAAGTCAACTAAAGAAACTGGTGCAGATGCAAAACCAGTCATCGGCGGCTAATATTAGGAACTACGGATGAATAACTATTTACGAGAGCATTTGACATTTGACCAAGCAAACATGGTCGTAGAGTCTGCTAATGAAGGCAAAGACCTTTTTATGAAAGGTATTTGTATCCAAGGTGGTGTACGCAATGCAAATCAGCGTGTGTATCCTGTGAATGAAATTGGCAGGGCTGTCAAAACTCTCAATGATCAAGTAAGCGGAGGTTATAGTGTTCTCGGCGAAGTAGATCATCCAGAAGGACTTAATATAAACTTAGATCGTGTGAGTCATATGATTACAGAAATGTGGATGGATGGCCCAAACGGTTATGGAAAATTAAAAATCCTACCGACCCCAATGGGGCAATTAGTGAAAACTATGCTAGAAGCTGGCGTCAAACTTGGCGTCAGCTCTAGAGGTTCTGGCAACGTAAGAGAAGACGGGTCAGGCGAAGTAAGTGATTTTGAAATTATTACGGTAGACGTTGTGGCGCAGCCAAGTGCGCCAGGCGCTTATCCTACACCTATCTACGAACATTTGATGAATGCTCGTGGCGGTATGCAGGCATATGAAATCGCACAGGCAACAAAAAACGATGCAAAGGCACAAAAATACTTAAAAGAATCTTTGATTAATATAATCAACAGACTCCAATAATGAGGAGAATAATATGTTGGATGCACTAAAAACACTCTTTGAAAACGATGTAGTTACAGAAGAAGTGCGTACACAAATTGAAGAAGCTTGGGAAGCTAAGATTAAAGAAAATCGTCAGCAGGTAACTGCTGAGCTTCGTGAAGAGTTTGCTCAAAAATATGAGCATGATAAAGCAACGATGGTAGAAGCTATTGATACAATGGTTTCTGAGCGTCTTGCATCAGAAATTGAAGAATTTGCTGATGATCGCAAGCAGTTAGCCGAAGCTAAAGCAAAGTATGCTGTTGCAATGCGTGAAAATGCAAATCTACTTAAAGGGTTCGTAATGGAATCACTTAAAAAGGAAGTTTCTGAGCTACACGAAGATCAAAAAGCGATTGCAGCTAAGTTTTCAAAGCTAGAAGAATTTGTAGTAGAATCACTTGCTAAAGAAATTGCAGAATTTTACGAAGACAAAAAAGATTTGGCAGAAACTAAAGTTAAACTTGTTAAAGAAGCCAAAACTAAATTCGCCGAAGTTCGTAAGAGCTTTATCGATAGAAGTGCAAAAGCAGTATCTGAAACAGTCAGCAAAGCTCTTACAGCGGAAATGACACAATTGAAAGAAGATATTGAAGATGCACGTAAAAACGACTTCGGTCGCAAACTATTCGAAGCATTTGCTTCAGAATACACTAACAGTTACCTCAACGAAAAGTCTGAAACTGCTAAACTTATGAAAGTTCTAGAACTAAAAGATAAGCAATTAGCAGAAACACAGGCAGAGGTTTCTAGAGGAAAAACTATTGTAGAAGCAAAAGAAGCTAAAATTAAGAAAATTATTGAAGCTACTGAACGCAAAGACACAATTAATGAACTTATTGATCCTTTAAGCAAGGACCAAAAAGAAATCATGACAGATTTACTGGAATCAGTTCAAACTGCAAAACTACGTTCTGCATTTGACAAGTATCTACCATCAGTAATTGATGGAAAGAGTCCAGCGAAGCAGAAGGCACAATTAACAGAAGGCACAGAAGTAACAGGCAACCGTGAAACAACTAACGTTAGTAAAAACGCAAGCGACGAGAACGTAATTGACATTCGTCGTTTAGCGGGACTTTAATTTAAGGAGAAAAAAATGTCAGAACTATTAACAGGTCGCTGGCAGGAAACAAAAACTGCACTTCTAGAAGGCCTTCAAGGCACAAAGAAAGCTGTTATGGACTCAACCTTAGAAAATACTCGTAAGTATTTGGCTGAGACTGCAACTGCTGGTGCAACTTCTGCCGGTAATGTAGCAACATTAAACCGTGTGATTCTACCAGTGATCAGACGTGTTATGCCAACAGTGATCGCCAACGATATCGTAGGTGTTCAACCAATGACTGGTCCTGTGGGTCAAATCCACACTCTACGTGTACGTTACAGCGATACAGCTGATGACGCTACAGCAGGTGAGGAAGCACTTAGCCCATTCAAGATCGCACTTGGTTATTCAGGTGACGAAGCAGGTTCAGATGCTGGTAAAGCAAATGCAACTGCTGCACTAGAAGGTGCTGCTGGTAATAAACTAAGCATCCAGATCTTGAAGCAAACAGTAGAAGCAAAAACCAGAAAGCTATCAGCTCGCTGGACTTTTGAATCTGCTCAGGATGCTCAGGCACAACACGGCATTGACGTTGAAGCAGAAATTATGGCTGCTTTGGCTCAAGAAATTACTGCTGAAATTGATCAAGAGATCCTAGCATCTCTACGTTCACTAGCTGCTACTGAAGAAACATACAACCAAGCAGCAGTAAGCGGTACTGCAACATTTGTTGGTGACGAACATGCTGCACTAGCAGTTCTTATCAACAGAGTAGCAAACAAAATTGCACAGCGCACAAGACGCGGTGCTGGTAACTGGGCAGTTGTTAGCCCATTTGCGCTTACAATTCTTCAGTCTGCAACAACTTCAGCGTTCGCAAGAACAACTGAAGGTGCGTTTGAAGCACCAACTAACACAAAAATGGTTGGTACACTAAACAACGCAATGAAAGTATATGTTGATTCATATGCAGCAGATACTAAGCCTGTACTTATTGGTTACAAAGGTTCAAGTGAATCAGATGCAGCGGCATTCTACTGCCCATACATCCCACTAATGAGCTCAGGTGTTGTACTAGATCCAACATCATTCGAGCCAACTGTCAGCTTCATGACACGTTACGGATATGTTGAGCTAAACAACACTGCGTCATCTCTAGGTAACGCAGCAGACTACTTAGGCGAAGTTAACATCAGTAACGTTACATTCCAGTAATAGCTTAAGAAGAAATTAGAAATAGGCCCTACGGGGCCTATTTTTTTGACTAAATATTATTACGTTCATCCTACGGGACGGAAGTAGCATAATGCGAAGGAACGCACTTTAACCTTTAACAAGGAGAAGTGTTATGGACAGATTCACGTTTTGGTGCTTCAGGCAACTAATCAAACAGCATCGTGAAAAAAAGATTAACTTTTTATTAAAAAAAGGTTGACTTTTACTATAAAGATGTTATATTAATAACATAAGCAACAAAGACTTAGCTAGTCGATGTTTATAGTGCAAGGAAGAGGCGTTTACCAGAGCGTCGAACTTGGCTGTTTAGGGGTGGTACCCAGGCATGGTAGTAGAAATACGCTGTGTCACATCGCTCTACCGAGCGGAAACAGGCTCCCTGGTTTCAGAATGGTATCTGCGGCGAGGGGTTGGAGGTATAACCGAGTCCTCCCTATTTTGCTTATTCTTTAAAGCCCGCCACTGTGCGGGCTTTTCTCTTATTTGATAAATACTATCGTAGAGCGTACCTCTATGAGGTCTTATGCGGAAACCAACCGCGTAGTACTTAGAACGTAACAATAGGAGAAAAACAAATGGGACGTCCAGTAAATAAAAGATATTTTGGATTATTAGCAGACGGTACTAATATCACGGTTAACTGTCAAGTTGGCTCTAATACAGAATCAGAAGAAGGCTACATTGTAGCACAAAGAAGTGATAATAAATTCATCGTAAACGATTTAAAAACAGGTACTAATACTACACCAGGAGACAGCGGTGTTCAAGGTAATGTTAGTGTATGTACACTAGTAGATAAAGCAGCTGGTACATTAGGTGAAAATGAAATGTCAATCAACGGCACTATTGCAGGCACAGGCGGCAACCAAGTAAGAATTAAAAAACTTTACAATAGATCTTGTAGAGATTTTAATGATAATCGTTATACATGGGAAGTACAAGACGATTCGACAGAAAGTATTCTAGTATTAACAGCAATTTAAATTACTAGGAAATAACTAATGTCAAAAGTAGTCAGAGTATCAAACAGTAACTATAAAGTAGCAGTTCAAGAAGGTGGATCTATTACACTAGACACTGGTATTGAAACTGGTACGACTATTGTTACTGGCGATTTAGAAGTACGTGGCACAACCACTACAGTAGAATCAGTTGATGTAGTTATCAAAGATAACATTCTTAGATTAAACGTTCCTGCAGACGGCGATGCTGTCACAGACGGTATTCCAGCAAGTTTAGGATACAGGGCAGGAATAGAAATCGAAAGAGGACAACGAGTTGATGCTAGGATTGTTTTTGACGAACAACTTTCTTGGACCTTAGGTGGAGATGTTGGAACAGGAACATTTACTTTTGAAGCTGGAACCGACACTCTACCTATTAAAACTCCTGGCATTGTAGCAGGTGGAAATTTGTATCTGAGCACAGGTGCAGGAATAGTTACGGTTACTGGAACAACAGACTACGAAGAAGGTATTTTTACTTACGACGGATCTGGAAACATCTTAGGTACAGTAATAGACGATGACCATATTCCAAATACAAAAGCTCTAGTTGATTATGTTTCTTTTACACTTGAAAACATCTTCCAGCCAAGAATCCAAGAAGGCGATACATATGTAGAAGCATTAGATTTTGATGACACAGGAGACCCTAGTAAAGTACAAATTGGGATAGACAACACCCCTGTTGCAGAATTTTTTGCTGATAGATTTGAAACTGGAGATATTCGATTACAAGGAAATACAATTACTTTATTTTCAAGTAACGAAAATCTTGTTTTAGATAGTCCTGGCACAGGCACAGTACAAATTAGAGATGTGCTTGAAATGTCTGCTATTCCTTATGTTGACGATGCTAGTGTAGAACCATTGTCACCAGATGCTGGTATAAGAATTTATACTTCGACTGAAGGATCAGGAAAGACAGGACTGTATTTCGTAAACAGTAATGATACTAGAAGCGAACTTATAAGTAAAAACAGAGCATTACTTTATAGTATGCTATTTTAAGGGTAAAAAACATGGCAATAGTAAACGCACAATTAACTACAACACAACTAGATGTTTTGACTGTACCCGCAAGCACATCTTATGCTATTACTAATATTTTAGTGTGCAACACAGGAACCGCAGATGCAGATTTTGATTTACATCTAATTCCTAGTGGCAGTGCATTAAATAATAAAGTTACAAGAGTAGTAAACAATCTTACATTACCAGGCGGTGAAACATTTACTTTTGATAGTGAAAGAATTGTTTTAGAAGCAGGAGACAAAATTTCTTTTGTTGCTGAACCAGACATTGGCAGTAACTTAACTGATCTTGCTGCTACTATTAGTTATTTGGAAGTATAATAGATGAGACTGTTAAAAGCGCAAAGTACAAATTTACGAAACATTTACGGTAAAGGTGTTAAATATGACGTAAATGATCAAGTAATTATGGATAGTACAAATACTGTTTTAGTGCCAAAAGGTACAACAGCAGAAAGACCTACTAGTCCAGTAAATGGACACTTACGCTATAATACAGACGACGACAGATTTGAAATATATGAGCAACTTCAGTGGTACGGAGTAAGAGTTGCTGCTCCTTCTACAGGCGCACCAATCCATCAACAAAACTTAGGAAACGGTGATGCTACTATAACACTTTTTGGACCTTTAGACAGCCAAGATGCAAATCCTTTGTATACTGCTCCAGCAGCAGCAGTAAATGTTTTAGTTCTAGTAGAAAACGTTTTCCAAATTTCTACAACAAACTACACTCTTGTGCAAAATCCTAGTTCAACAGGAACAGGACAAGAAGTTGAATCTGGTAATTTTGTTACTAGCACAGAATATATAATTACTGCAACAGGTTCAACAGACTATGTTAGTGAACACGGTGCAGCAGACAATAATCCTGGAACTGTTTTCACAGCAGCAAGTGCAGGAACAGCAGATCCTACGGGATTAGCAAGGCCGACTGGATATTACTTAGAATTTACATCTGCACCTGATTTGGGCAAGCCAGTTACTGCTATACATAACTTCGACAAATAATTCAATAAATACTGTGTCAAGGAGAATATGAGTGGCACAAGTTGGTAGAATTTCCGGTCCATTATTAGTTGAAAATTTACAAAGGCAAGGAGCTGTTAATCCTGCTTCACAAGCCAACCTCGCATTCCGAAACACACTCAGTGATCCTGAGCTTCTTTTTATAAATGTTAATGACGGCAAAATAGGTATCAATCATAGTGCTGCTACAAATGATATTCACACTAGCGGAATAACTAAAAGTACAAATTTACTAAGCACTACTGCGTCTATCGCAGATTTTGAAATTGAAAATAACAATTTAAATGTAGCTACCGGTGATATTAATTTAAATGCATCTAATGCTATTGTTTTGTCAAATTTTGAAACAGATAATATACACATTACCGACAATACCGTTAGCACTTATAGATCTAATGCAAATATAGATGTCACGCCAAACGGTACAGGCTCTGTTGATGTCCAAAGTAATTTGAATGTTTTTGGAAATTTATCTACACCTCAAAATTTAACATTCGACGGAGATATTACTTTCGGAAACGACAGCAACGATACTGTATCTCTAAATGCAGATATTAATACAGATGTAGTACCTGATCAAACAGGAACATATGATTTAGGATATCCTAACAAGCGTTGGCTATTAGTTGAAGCACAAAGAGTAAATGGACAGATTTTTGTAGCAAACACTGTTGAAGCAACAGGAGCAGCTCTATCACTTAGACAAGGAAATATTTTTTATGTAGCAGAAAATGGAGATGACACAAATGTAGGTGATCATCCCAATGGTCCATTTAAAACACTAAAACATGCTCTAGATGCAGCAGATAGTAGTATCGGCGGCCCTGTTACTATACATGTTTTTGCAGGAGGTTATGAAGAAGAACTTCCTCTTGTTGTACCGTCTAATGTCAGTATCATAGGTGAAGATTATCGTAATACTTTTATTAGACCACAAAGTTCAGATCAAAGTAAAGATATCTTTCATCTTAATGGCGAAACAACTATACAAAATTTGACTATTACCGATTTTTATTATGATAGCGGCAACGATACTGGTTATGCATTTAGATTTGCACCTAACACAACTATAACTTCGAGATCTCCATATGTGCAAAACGTTACAGTTATTACAAAAGGAACAACTACAAGTGCAAGTGATCCAAGAGGATTTGCTAGTGGTGATGCAGGTAAAGGCGCTCTAGTTGACGGAGCAGATGTTTTAAGTACAAGCGAAGAAGCAAGTATGCTTTTCCATTCAGCAACATTTATTACGCCTGGCGTTGATGCAATTACAATGACTAATGGAGTAAGGGTAGAGTGGTTGAACTCTTTTACCTACTTTGCAAACAGAGGTTTATATGCAGTTGATGGAGTTACAGGGCATTTAAGCACAGATGGATCAACTATTAAATATGGTGCCGAAGTAAGAGCTATAGGTTCAGCAAACGTATATGGAAATTACGGAGCAGTAGCAGATGGTGCAGATACTTTAATGTATCTTATACAGCACAATTTAGCATATATTGGAGTAGGCAAAGACATCACAAATGATGCAGGGCTTGCAATCCAAAATCAAGAAATTACAGAATTAAATAGCGGAAAAATATACTATTCAACTACAGATCATTTAGGAAATTTCCGTGTTGGCGATCAGTTTTTTATTGACTTAGAAACTGGTCAGACAAGTATACAAATTGATCCTACTACTGGAAGCACTGCAACAAATATAATTGTGAGAAACGACGGTGATCTAACTAGAATCGAACCTAATTTTATAACTACAGGCGATTTTTTACTTCAAGGCAATACAGCTTCTACATTACAATTTGACTTTAATATTACAGCAGCTAATGAGATAAATCTAAATGACGACACTTATATTTCTAAAGATTTAGATATTACAGGCAACTTAACTTTCGATGGGTCGTTAAATACATTCGGCAACCAAGCTACAGATACCGTAAAGTTAAATGTTGACATAGATCAAAATTTATATCCAAATATAACAAATGTTTACAAACTAGGAAGTGCAACAAAAAGATGGACTAATATATGGTCTAGTGAGGCAAATCTAGGCGATATCCTTATAAAAGATAATTTTATAACAACAGATATTTCTAATGCAAATTTAGAGCTTAAAGCAAGCGGTACAGGAATAATTCATATACCTAACAATGACGTAACTTTTCGCCAAGCAACTACTGTAGGTGGAAACACAACACTACAAGGGACTCAAATAACAGGTACATTAACTCATACTGGAGATTTAGCTCAAATAGGTGACTACCAGTTGACAAATTTAACTCTAACTAAAAAATTAGATATTAGTAGTCAAGCGCAATTTGAAGAGATATTATTTGACGGGAATGTAGTAACTACAACTACTTCAAATACTGACTTAGAATTACGTGCATCCGGGACAGGGCAAATTAAAGTGCCTTACCAAAATGTTACTGTTCCAAATAACCTAAACTCAGCTAGTATAATTGCAAATAATATTAATGTAGATAAAACTTTGTCACTAAACGAAATAGTAATTACAGATAGCATTATAGAAATAGATGACAATTTTATTGCTACAACAATTTCTAATTCAAATTTAGAATTACGTGCAAATGGCACAGGTAATGTTGTCATAGATAATAATGATATATCTATTACACAAAATCTTACAGTAGTAACAGCAGCAGATTTAGATAATACTGTTATTAACGGATTAATAACACATACAGGAAATAAAACACAAGTTGGAAATAATAATCTTACTGGTAATTTAATAATTTCCGACAAAGTTGATATATCTTCAGCAACACAATTTGAAGATTTTAAAGTGGCAGGAAATTTATTACAGACTACTATTGGCAACAACGATCTACAACTTGCAGCAAGCGGAACTGGCGATATTTTAATACCTACTAACAATGTTACCTTCGGGCAAGACACATCTGTAGGGACTCTTAATACAAACGGAATAATAATAAACAGCGGTTTAGCAATTGAAAAGTTAGAGTCTAGTACTGATATTCAGATATTTGATAATGTCATTACTACTACAAATTCTAATTCAAATTTAGAATTACGTGCAAATAATACAGGTAGTGTATACTTGCAAGATATAGAATTTACTCAAGGAACTTTTGGAACAACAGCTACTCCTGATAGTACGCTAAATGATATTACGCTAGACGTAACAGAAACCCTTATTATAGATTCTACAGGGGGTATTGTTTTACCTAATGGAACAACTGCTGAGGCTAATGACGTGCCCGGTGATTTACGTTTTAACACAAGTACTAATGTATTCGAAGGATACGGTCTAACTAGTACAATTTCATTAAATGGAATATTTTCAAGCGACAGGCAAACAAGTGTTACTGCTCATCCAACAAATAATACATTATTTTTTAATGTTGACGGAACCCAAGTTGCAACAACATCAATAAATGGGTTAAGTATACACGGATTGCAAGTCGATGATGTTAATATTAATGATAACC